AAAAATAGAAGGAGAGTTAAGAAAACAAACTCTTGCTATTTCTCAAGCACAAGCTAAAGCAAATGTAGAACAAGCAAAACATCCATCACTTTTTGTAAGTGGAGCTAGACCTGCTATTATGTGGGTATGTTGTTTGGGTATTGCATGGCAATATTTTATTGGTCCAATACTTACTTGGATCTTTGCTATTTGGATGCCAGAAATGAAACCACCACAAATAGAATTAGAAGGATTACTAGGGCTTACTATGTCCTTGCTCGGTCTTGGAGCAATGAGGTCATATGAGAAGACAAAAGGTGTTGCTAGAGATAATATGAAATGACTTATGAAGAATTAAAAGACAGAATTAAATTACATGAAGGTTTTAGAAACTATGTGTATTTGGATTCATTAGGTAAAAGAACTGTTGGTTATGGTCATTTATGTAGAGATGATGAAGAATGGGATATAAAAAAAACATATAGTCAAGAAGAATTAGATTTGTGTTTTGAAAATGATTTTAGTCATGCAGTAAACAATGCTTCTGATTTAATTGGAAATTTAAAATTAAAACCAGAAGCTAAAGAAGTTATTATAGAAATGGTATTTCAATTAGGTAAAACAGGAGTAAGTAAGTTTAAAAAAATGTGGACAGCATTTGGTAACTACGATTACAACGAAGCAGCTAATCAAATGTTAGATTCTAAATGGGCAAAACAAACTCCTGAAAGAGCTAAAGATTTGTCTGATGTTATTAAAAATTTATCCTAATATATAATTAATTTCTAATACTAATAAAATAAATCCGATAACAATTGCTGTTATTATAATCATTATTTTTTTTGCTTCTTCTTTTTCTTTTATTTGTTGTTGTATGCGTTTTTTTTGCAATGCTCTTTGATGAGCTATTTCTTTTTGTAAATCCTCCCATTGTTGCAATCCATTGTGAGCATACAATAAAAAAACTTCTCTTAATTCTTCTTTCATTTGTTTTAATTCTTGTTTGCGTAAATGAGCAGCAATAGCATTTTGCTCTACACTAGAAAATTTACCAAACAATTTACCTGTTAATGTTCTGCCTTTTTGACTTGCAGCTACATCCATATGTGATTCTGCATTTGCCCATTTCATTATTGGACTAGCAAGATCGTGCAATCCTTTACCTACTTTTATACCTTGTTGAATTAATCCTGTTGCCGATTTAATTGCAGCAAATGCTGTTAAAGGATCAATCATGACTTTTTGTTTCTGTTAGCAAAATTTCTTGCTGCAGCTACACTCCCAAAACCCCATTTTTTTAATGCTAATGCTTTACGAGTTGGTCTACCTTTTTCATCTTTCATTGGACCTTTCATTCCTGCAAATCGTGCTGCAAAACTAACTCGTCTTGGATTAGTTCCTTTTTTTACAGGAGGTTTTAAATTAGCACCTTCTTTTCTTTTAAAGTATTTTCTTCCTGCTTCTGTTAAACCACCCGTAGGACTTTTATGTTTTTTTCGCATTATAACACCTTTAAGAAAACTCCTGTCATTGCTGATAATATAGTTATAATTAATGTCATAATCAATAATTCTAATCTTTTAATTCTACTTTCTAAATTATCTAAACTTCTTTGTGTGCTAGTACGATACACAACGCACTCTCGTTCATGTGCTTCCATTTCTTTGGCAATGTCATGTATAGTTCTTCTGTCCATTATTAACTCGGTTGAGCTGGAAATGATACTGCATTAACTTCAGTTTCGGTTGTTAGATCTTTTGTTAAATCTCTTAATTTTTGCCTGTATGTTTTCCACTCTGTTTTCTTATCATCAGAAAGTTGGTTATCATTATTAACTGTCCATTCAGTCTTATCAAGTAGAGTGTTTCTTTTTTCTCTTAAAAGTTCTATAGCTGCATTAAAAAGTTGGGTAGCTGTATATCCTGTATAAGAAACAGTTGCATCATCTAAAGATGTACCTGTTACTTTTGTGTTTTCATTACCTGCATATTTAAGTTGATCGCCAAATAATGTATATTCTTCTGTTGTAAACTCTCTTGCAGTTGCATCATTATTATACATGGTTTGGTCAGTTGCATTGTCTGAATTTATTGCAATTAAACCTTCTGGTGTGAGTTTTACATATCCTTTCATAATTTTTCCTTATTGAAATGCTGTTAATGTTCCAGCAATACTATTCACATCTAATGTAACTGTTGTTGCACTTGGGATTAAAACAGTACCAGGAACTGTTCTACTTGAAGTACCATCATTTGCTCCTATAAAAAAGAAATTACTACTATTCTCAGTTGCACCACCTGTTGATCCTGCTGTAACTCTAAATTTTACTTCTGGCTTATTACCACTTGATCCATCAGCAACTAAAAACAAAGGAATATTTATTGTTAAACTTGTTATATTAAAAGTACCAGAACTTGTTGTACTTCCTTTTGATGATACTGTAGTAGCACCTGCTTTTATATGCGAGTAATCCATTCTTTTAAGAACACCTGCATCACTAACTAAAAATTCATCTGTGTCAGCAGGTTCTGCTGCAAGTTCAGTTTGACCACTAATTACATCAGCATTGAATTTAGCTGCTGTAACAGCATTAGCTTGTATCTCAGCAGTTGCTATTCCTAAATCTTTAACAGTTACAGCACCACTACTTACCGAAAAATTATCACTATGAAATGAAGCTATACCTTTGTTACTTGTTGTTGCATCTTCTCCTGCAATCGTTACAGTATCAGTAGCTCCTCCTGTAGTAGTAATGCCTTCTCCTGCTGCAACAGTTAAGGTGTTACCATTTGTTATTGTTTGATCAGAGCCAGATGTTCCTGCTAATGTAAATGAAGTCATATCTCCAGAACCATCTGCACCAGAATAAGAAAAATGCACACTTACTCCATCTGCATTAGAAAATGATCCAGAACTTGTTAGATGTGTTACAGCTACTTTGGTGTAACCACTTGCGTCTGTTATAGCTCCTGTTACTTTGTATGTAGCATAAGTTGCAGGAGTTGATTCTTTAGTAACTGTAATTATACCTCTAGCTACTGAGTTTGATATATCATCCCATGATTGCACAAAAGTTGTAATATCTGCACCTGCATCATCTGCATCATCTACAAATAAAACTGATACACTTGATAATGTTCCATTGTTAAAAGCAATCTTACCTGCACCTGGATCTGCATCACTTGTAGAATTACTAAAAGTCATAGATAGTTGTGAGTTTGCACCTAATGCACCAGTACTCCCAGTACTCCCAGTACTCCCTGTACTCCCTGTACTTCCAGTATCACCTTTACTTCCAGAAGCTGTAAAGTGTACCGATAATTCATCTGCTGCACTAAAAGTATTATTAGAATTTAAATGAGCAACTGCTAGTTTTACATATCCACTTGCATCTGTGGAAGCTCCAGTTATCTTAAATCGTGCATAAGTAGACCTATCATTAATATCATAGATCATTATAATTCCTCTAATGGTACTTGTAGAATCATCCCATGTAAGAATGTCTGCTGATACTGTTACACCATCTGCATTAGCATCATCAATATAGATTTCTGTAACACTTGCATATGTTCCATTATTAAAAGCTATTTCTCCAGAACCAGGGTCTGCGTCTGATGTTCCTGTATCAAATTTATAACGATAACCAGGAATTGCTCCATCTTCTCCACTTGCTACAAATGATAGAAATACTTTATCTTCATTAGCAAATGTTCCTGCACTATCAATATATACTAGACCAATTTTTGTATACCCACTTGCATCTGTTACTGCTCCTGTTACCTTAAATACCATCCAAGTATCTAATGTATTTGCCTTACTAATTCTTATTCTACCTCTATTTGTATCATTGCCTGTTACATCATCAAATGATTGTACCCATGCACTTACATCTGTTCCATTAAATTCAAGATCATCAACATAAGCAATTGTTGCCGAAGCTATTGTTGCATTGTTTAGTCGTAAAAAACCTGCTCCTGGATCAGAGTCCGTTGTTGTTGTTGAATATTGAAACATTGCACTATCACCACCAGCAGGTAGAAAATCTGCAACTGTGGTTAAATCTCCAGAAGAATCAAATCCTAATGTCTTACTGGCTCTTGATGTTGAACTATCTGTAAACTCAGATGATGTAATAGTATTAGTTCTACTAACTTTAAATGAACGATCTACTTCTTCTTGCAATTCTTGTATTGCTGCTAAATTTTTATCAAATGCTCCTTCTACACTATTTGCTGTAAAGGGATCATTTTCAACTAAATCTAATGTTTGTGTTTTTGTGGTAACTCGTCTAAGTACAACTGTTTCTGTAGCTGTCGGAATATTACCAGATGTAAAGACTACATTACCTCCTGTTGCAGTACCTGCTCCTGTTACTGTGTAATGCGTAGTTAATGTTTTTACAGTTTCTACACCTGTAGATGCACGAATAATAACTTGCATATCGGCATCAGCAGATATTTTAAATGTATAGGCAAAGGTATCTTGAGAACCATCACCAGAATAACTATTTTTTATCGTTGTTGTAGATATTGTCATATGAAATACTGTACCATTGTTTAAAAAATTAATCTATATTTTTATCCACTTCTTTAACAAATTGATTTGCTCCATTTGCTATCTTAATCATTGCATCTAAAAGGTTATCTATATTATCTCTAACTTCATTAGGAGTTATATCAACACTATCTTTAGGTATTCTTTGTAATTTATATATTAAATCAGAAAAATTTTTTATTGTATCAGCAGAATTAGATAAATTTTGCAAAGCTTTTTCTCTTTCTGTTAATAAATCTTGTCCTTTTTGAAATTGTCCTGCCTTTTCTAATACCTTTGCAGAATCTAATTTTTGTTTTACTTCACTATAACTATCCCAAAAATCTGATAAAGGTTGTGCATTTGGGCTTAATTTTCTAACTACAAACGATCTTACAACAGGCATATTTTCTAAATTTTTAACATAATTATCACTCCAAGGTTCTATAAAGTCATCTCCTACACCTGCTCTTTTTAATATTGCATTTGTTGCATCTAATACATATTTACCAAGACCTCCTGTCCATGATTTAATTGCATAATCTATTTGTATTGGACTACTAACATCATTTAAACCTGGAATAAATCTTATACCTTGTCCAATTAATTTTGATAATTCAGATGTATATGTTGTTGTTTGTACTTCTGGTAACAAACCCTCTAAACTTCTAGGAACAATAGGTCTATCTTGAAAAAAACTTTTATTAGCTAAGAGTTCTATAGGCAATCTACCAACTTCTGGTTGTGGTAATAAATTAAATGCAAAACTTCCAGAATTTTCTAGTAATTCTTTACCTAGTTCTTCTACAGCTTTAGGATCTTTTTTTGCCATAAAATCTAACATTCGTTCTGGCAATGTTCCAAAAATAAATCCTAACTCCCATAATTTTGGTATTCTATACACAATCTCATTTGCTGTGCCTTCGTTTGCAATAACAATATGATGTGTGTCTTTTACCCATTGTGGTAAATTTTTATATGTTTCGCTATCTTTGTTTGCAAACCATAAAAGAACACTTGGTATTGTTTGACCTATAACTAATGCTGATATAACTTTGCCTGGATTTTTTGCTACTCCTTTAATAACTTGTTCATAACCTCTAAATCGTGCATTGTAAAATGCTGTAACTGCATTAACAGATTGCATTTTTAAACCTATTTTTTGAAAATCTAATGTAACTTCTCTAGCTGAAAATCCAGATTCTTCTAGTATTTCTCTTTGTGTTTTAGATAAATCTTTTTTTAGTTTTTTTTGTGTCATTCTAAATTCACTAATTCTAGCTGCACTTTCTGCAAAGTCAGACATTGCTCTTAATGATTCTAATGTATTTTTTGGATTTATATGATTTATAACTTTTCTTGAAGTTAATTCTTGTTTCATAAAATCTTCTCTAATATATTTTCTATCAAAACTTACAAGAGATGATTGCATAGCACCAGACTTAATAAAATCTTTATATAATTGTGTTTGTTTATTTTTTCCTTTAACAAGTCTAAAAACTCCCATAGCACCATGTATTAAAGGCAAATAATTATTTTTAGAAAATGCTGTAGCTGCAAGTTCTCCTCTAAAAAAATTTCGTGCCATAAATGTTGGATCTAATGTTGCTCCTGCTCTTAACACACGAGTAGGCAAACCAAGAATTTGCAATGCTGTTTGAAAAATTGGTTGGGGCACATCTCTCATAGCTTTTCTAAGTTCTAATCCAACTTCATAAACTTCTGTTTTGCCATCTCTTCTAACTGCTATTTGTGTATCTGTTAAACCTTGTCCTTGTTTTCTAAATATAGTAAAATCTTCTAACATTTTTTCGTTAATTAATGATGGATCATCTATTAATTTTTCTAATTCTTTTTTTTGTAACTTAAAACCTTTTGTAGGTGTATCTGCTTTTTGTATGCTTTCAACTTTATCATAACCAAATGATAAAAAAGTGTCATTTTTTTTTGCATTTTCTACATTTATTTGTTGTGTTAATTTTTCTTTTGTTTTAGCAAGATTGTCTATTGTTGTGTTTGTTTTTCTAACTGTTTCTACATCTATAAATTGTAATTTTTTATCAATTTCATTAATTTTTTCATTTAATTTTGCAACATTATCATCAATATTTTTTACTTTACCTTCTATGTTTTTTTTAGTTTTCATAGCCATATCAACAAAATCTCTCATAACTGCATTTTTTTCTGCTAATGCAATAAATTGATAAGTATTGAGATATGCTGTTTCTATTGGATCATATACTTTTTTTTCACTACCTCTAAATTCTTTCATAGGATTTCTTAAAAAAGTTCCTACTTTAGAACTCGGTAGCTGCAAATCTAATTCTCTTGCAAATGGTACATAGTCTTTATTTAATTCTAAAGAAGTTTTATAAAATTCTTTACTAATTAACCCACTATCTTTCATATATTCAAATAATCGTTGATTATATTCTGAAAATTCTCTAAATGGTTTTTCAAATTTTGAATTATATTTATTAACAATAATCTGAGCATCATTTACATCAAAACCTGTTTTTTTATTTTGGCTTTGTTTTTCTATAACTCTTTTGGCTATTGCGTATCTTTTAAAAGCATTGTAATCTTTTTCATTTTTTACTATAGGTTCAAATATTTGTACTAATCCTTTCCCATTTTCTTTTAAAGTTTTGTAATCTAAAGTACCATATTTAATTGTATGTTCTCCCCTACCTATCATGCCAGGTTGTATTCTAAATCTTTCGTAAATATTTTCTGCTTCTTTTACATTTATTTTTTTTCCAGATAAGGCAACTTCTAATATTGGATGTAATTTATCTGACACCTCTTGAATTAACCTGTTGTAGGGAGAAGAATCTACTTCTCTTTTTACTTTTCCAGATATAATTTTAGCATCAAAATTTTTTTCTGATTGTGTTATATCTTTTGTATCAGCTTTTTTTATGACTTTGATAGGTTCAAAAGGTTCAGCTAAATCATCTAATTGTTTTTTTAATGATTTATATTTTTCTATTTTTTGTTTATTTGCTAATGGATTATCAAGAAAATCTTTATCATTTCTTAAAACTTCTAATTCTTTTTTGGCTTGAGTAATAGTCGGTTGATCTAATTGTTTTTCTTTTGTAAATGTTTTATGACTTTTACTTACTACTTCGGATAACATTATGGGATCTTCAAATATTTCTTTAGTAACTTCAGCAGGGTGTTTCAGAGTTTTTTTCATTCTGTTTCTCATCATTTGCCCACCTTTTTCTGCAATTCCAACTCCTTTAAATACAACTGCATTAGTTAATACATCATCTAAAGTAGGCATTTTTTGTTCTAAAGCTGCTCCTAAACCAGTAAAAGCAGTTAATCGTGTTGCAAACTTAGTAAAAAAATTTTTGGGTATATTAGTTACATCTAATATTTTTGTAGATGCTCCTGTTGCAATTAATAATGCTGACTCTTCTAATCCTTTACCTATTGCTTTACTTGCAGATAAAATTCCTAAAACATTTTCATCTTTTTGTAAATCTTCTGGTAAAGATTGCAATAACCAATTATCCCAAAATTGTGAAAAATTTTGTACTTTTTCTTTATCTAATTGATCTAAAAAAATACTTCTTATAGTTGCAGGTATTGCTAACCCTAAACCAACTCCAGTAGCAGGATTACCTGTAGCTAAAGTTGCTCCTGAAATACTTGTTGCATAAGCAGGTAGATCTGCAACTAATGTTGTAAGTGATTCTATACCTGCTTCTAAAAAACCTGTATCTTCATCTACTTCAATTACTTCTTCATAAGGTATGCCTTTATCTGCTTGTTGTAATGCAAGATTATACAAACTATTTCCCATAGCTTTCTTCCAATTAATATCTAATCTTTCTCCTATTGCTCTTTCTTTTACATCTCCTATTGTAGTTTTAACATTATCCCAAAACGATTTATTTTGTTGTGTAACTTCTTCATCATTTTTTAAAGTGTTAGGATGAACCATACCTATTTCTTTAAAAATTTCTTCTTCTGAAAATCCAAAATCTTTCATTTCCTGAATTTGTTCTTTTTTATACTTATTAATTTCTAAATCAGAAAAACCAAACTCTTTCATTTCATTAGTATCTTCTAATAATGATGTCATTTATTGTTTTGCCTGTTCTTGTTCTAATTTTTCTTTTTCTTTATATTCATCTAATTCCAAAACTTGCTTTCTGGTAAGGTTATCATTAATTTTTTTTTGTTTAATTATTTTTTTTAATTCTTTTATTTTTTTGGAATAATCTATTTTTTCTGGTATTCCTGCTCCTTGTATTGCTTCCGTTGTTATGTCTTCAATAGTAGGATTATACCCACCTTGATTTGTAAATTTGCCTTCTTCTATGTATATATAATTTTTATTTTTTGGATCTAACAAATCTCTAAAAGGTATTTTATTAGAAATGCCTTCTTGAAATCTTTGTCGCATTAGTGCTTGAAAATTAGCTGCTCTTGTTTCTGCCTTATCATTTGGAAATTTGTTTGTTTTAGATCCCAATATTATCGGCAATCTTGAATCAATAAATAATTTAAATTGTGCTACTCTTTGTGGATTTGTTTTTACATCATCTATTAATTGATTTAATTGACCACCTGGTAAAATATCTTTTCTGTTTAATAATCCTTCTCTCATCATATCAGCTAAAGATACTCTTCCTTTTCCAATTTTTAAAATATCTCTTGCTCTAAACTGTTCTATTATTGCAGGATTTGAAATAACTTTTTCTGATATAGTTCCTATTTTTCCATCTAAAATTAATCCTTCTACAAAATCTCTATTTAATCCTATTTGTGGTGATAAAGGACCATCTCTAAATTCTTTTTCTAAATCTTGAATTATTGCTTGTTTTGTATCATCTCCTTCTTTTCCATAAAATTTTAAACCACCAATTTGAAATGCTTTTTCTAAAGGTGATATGTCTTTGTTATCTATGTTAGATGCTAATTTAAATGCTTTGGCATTTTCTATTTTAATAAAATTAGATGTACTTGCATTAGCATCTGTTTGTCCTTTTTTTGCCCATGCTCTTAAATCTTTTCTTTGTGTTGTTGTTATCGTTTCACCAAAAATATCTTTATATTCTGGATTGTTTAAATTTTGTATTATTCCTGTATAGTCTATTTCTGGTTCTCCAGTTATAGGATTTACACTTGATTGTTTTCCTAATGCTTTTTTCATAATTAATAATTCTAAAGCATATTCTTCTTTCTCTTGGTCAAACGAACCTCCATATTTTTCTGCATTTTTTCTTGTTGTTCTTAATTCTTTTTTTTGTGTACCATGATAATTTGTCCACATTCCAGGTCCTATTTTTCCATTTTCTATTATGTCTAATGTAGATTGCAATTTATCTTCGTGTGTAGATATTGTATCAAGTTGTAATCTTTTATTACTATTTTCATACAAATTTTTTTCAAATAATTGATAAGCACCAAATCTTAATTTATCGGTATATTTTAATGCTTCTGAATTATTTTTAAATTTTTCAGATATAAATTTATCTACAAATTTTATATTTTCTTCAGCTTTCATTTTTATTGTGGAAGGACTATAATCATAACC